AATTTGACGAAATAAGAAATTGTTTTAAAGATAAACCATTGCATAATTGGGCAAGTAATGGAGCTGATGCTTTCAGATATTTAGCCGTCGGTATTAAAGAAAAACAATTTATAAAAAACGACAATTTACAAGAATACGCATTAACTTAATAATTAAATAAATTTATATTATGGGAGCTAGCAATTTTTTTAGAAAAGCTTTGTCATTTACATCAATCGGAAGTGATTTCGCTGGTACTGGCAGAAATATTTTCGGCAGCAGGGGAGGAATTGACCAAATACCAAAAGAAGAAAAAGCAAAAGAAGAGGCAGCAAGAAGAGAGCAAGAAGCTATTACTAAGGAAAAACAAAGAGTAGAAAAAGAAAAACAACAACTTATAGTAAAACAATCAAAAACAGCACAAGCAGGGCAAGAAAGAAGAAAAACTATTTTTGCAGGTGGCTTAGGTAATGCAGGCAATATATTTAAAAAAACTTTAGGATAAAATGAACGCAAAAGATTTAATTAGAAGGGCGGAAAGCTTAGAAAATGATAGATCAAATTTTAAAAACGAATGGCAAGAAATAGCCAATTATTTTAGACCTATTAAGTCAGATATTACAATTACAAAAGCGGAAGGAGACAAAAGTAATTTTAAGAAATTATTTGAATCTTCCCCTATTAATTCAGTACACGAATTAAAATCAATTATAGTAGGAACTTTATTTAATAGGGCAATAAAACCAATACAAATTGAGTCGGAAATTGAAGAAATAAATGAAAATGACAATGTAAGAGACTGGATTTCTGAATTTACAAAAGTTTTATTAAATCAATTATTTAATTCTAAAAGTAATTTTGAAAGGGCCTTCAGCGAAGCAACCGCAGATGATATTGTATTTGGTACAATGCTAACTTTAATTGAAGAAGGTAAAAACCACCCTTTAAAATATACTACTATTAATATTAAAAACTTCTTAATTGCGGAAAATGAAGAAAATGTTGTTGATTATGTCATAATAAAAGACAAAAAGACAGCAAGGCAGATAATGGATAAATGGGGCAACAATAAAGAAGCCAATATTTCTGATAAGATAAGAAAAGCCGCAGAGAAAGAGCCTTTTAAGGTTTTTGATCTGCAATTACATATAATGCCTAGAAAAGAAAGAGAAAGAAACAAAATTGACCTACTAAATAAAGAAATTGCTGGTTATTGGGTAGATGTTAATAATACACTAATTATTGAGGAGTTAGGCTGGGACAATTTACCTTTTGCTGTTGGAAGAAGTGAAAAAGCCTCTAATGAAGTTTATGGTACTTCTCGCTGCATGATGGCACTTGCTGATGCAAGACAAATTAACGAAATGTCAAAACAAATAAACGAAGCAACAGAAATTATTTTAAAGCCTTCATTAATTGTTAATACTGCTTTTAAAAATAGAATTAGTTTAAGGGCTGGAGCTTTAAATTATATTGAAGACAAGCGAGAATTAGCACCAGGGCAGAGAGCTATTGAGCAAATTGGAAATATTGGCAATATACCAATTAATGAAAATTTACTTGCAAGAAAGCAGGAAAATATAAAAGAGATATTTTTTCTTGATAAATTAAAAGTTTTTGATGATGCAAGGGCAACAGCAACGCAAATTATGGAAATAAGGGCGGAAAGCTTGCGAATTATGGGAGATTTTATTTTTTCAAACATTGATTATTTAGACCAGCTTTTAAATGTGTCATTTGACATTTTGTTTAAAAAAATATATTTCCAAAATGAAAATGGACAATATGTTTTACTGCAAAATAACGGATTATTTCAAAAAGAACTGCCAAAAGAACTAATATCAAATCCTTCTTTAAAAATTAGGTATCAAAACCCTATTACACAATCACAAAGAATGAATGAAGCGGTGGCAATAGAAAAACTTGTATCATATGCAGTCAATATTGCACAATCAAATCCAGAAATTCTTGATACTCTTGACTTTGACAAAATAGTAAGAACATATAGTGATATATTAAATGTTAACCCTGATTTAATTAAAAATCCTGTCGTTGTTGAGCAAATAAGACAGCTAAGACAACAGCAAATGCAAATGCAACAACAATTAGATCAAGAACAACAAGCTATTCAAGCCGCAGCAATAGGCAGAAAATCCGAAATAATATAATTATGAATGAAAACAAAAACGATAAATTATCTCTAATTTTTAAAGAAGTCTTTAGTACTGAAAACGGCAAAATTGTTTTAAAAGCATTAGAAAGTAGAATATTAGATAATACCCCCTATTGTCTAAACGCTGATATTCAAACGGATTGCTTTTTTCGTGAGGGCGGAAGGCAAATAATTGAGTTTATTTATTCTCAATTAGAAAATATTAATTAAATTAAATTTTATGTCTGATAACAAAGAAATTGAAACAACTAATGAAACACTTAGTGAAACAAGCAACGAAACAGCCAATGAAACAAGCCAAGAGAGTGAAACAACTAGTGAAACAACTAGTGAAACAAAGCAACCTGTTTCTTCTTTTTTAGATTTAATAACTGATGAAGATTTAAAATCATCAAAATCTTTGTCTAATTTTAAGGATATTAACGGACTAGCAAAAAGCTATATTAACCTTGAGAAGAAATTAGGCGCACCAAAAGAACCTGAAAAATACGAAGCCGAACAATACAAAATTGAAGATATTGACGAATCTGACAAAATATTAAATACTATAAAAGATAAAGCAATTTCTATGGGCTTAAACCCAGATAACTTTAAAGAACTTGTAAAAACATTTAAAGATCAAGAAAACGAAATAATAAAACAAATAGAAGCTGATAATAACACTAGAATAAAAGAGATGGAAGAAAATTTATCTCAAGAATGGGGCAATGAATACGAATCTAATTTAAAACTAGCAGATCAAACCTGGCAGCAATTTGCTCCTGCTGAATATGATAAATTATTAGAAAATTTACCAAAAGATGCACAGTTAGCTATTGCAAAGACTATGTTTAACATTGGTTCTAAAGTTAGCAATAAATCTATTGGTAAACTAGCTAATAATGTTGATATGACAAAGCAAGATGCTTTAGAAAGTATTGAATTAATAAAAAAAGACACTTCTTTAAGTGAAGATCAAAAACAGCAAAAATTATTTTCATTATATAACATAGCTTATTCTTAAAAGAGATTTTATAAAAAATACTTGACTATTGCAAAAATATTTAACTAATAATATCTAGGGATATTGTATTAATTATCCCTAGATGAAAGATGATTGTCCGATAAAAAAGTAAAAGGTAGCCTTTTTGGTCTTTGAAATTGAGGGTAGCAATTATGAAGAAATTCATTTTTTCTATTTTTAATTTTAAATAAATTTATATGGCTTCCTTAACTACAAATTCAATGCACATTAAACAATTTTCTGATAGTATAATTGAAGCAGTGCAACAAAACAATTCAAGACTAGATGGAACAGTAAGAAGAAAAGAGGCAGTAAAAGCTGAAAGTTTTTTCTTTAATAAATTAGGTTCTTTGCAACTAGTAGAAAAGACAGAAAGAAACGCACCTACTCCTTATCTTGACCCTTACCACTCAAGAAGAAAACTAATTACTTCACAATTTCATGGTGCGGTATTTGTTGATTCTTTTGATGAAAACAGAACTAATATTAATGGCCTTCCTTCTGATTACATGACAGCTCTTAAAAAAGCAGCTATGAGAAAGAAAGATGACATTTTAATTTATGCTGCAACTGCTAAAGCTAGAGAAGGTAAAGAGGGAGAAATAGAAGTAAATTTCCCAACTGGAAACATAGTACCTAATGCTGCGGCTGGCCTTACTGTTGAAGGTTACTAAATGCTCTTGAAATTATGAAAGAAAAAGATGTTGACCCAGAGGAAAAAATCTATTGTATCATCAACGCAAAAGCAGAAAGAAAATTGCTAGATGAAGAAAAAATCATCAATAGAGATTATTCTCAAGGTGCAGTATTAGACAAAGGCATTATAGGCTCTTGGAATAGAATTAATTTTATTCATTCTGAGCGTTTATTACTTGATTCTAACAACGACCGACAAATTCTTTTATATACTGAAACAGCTTTAGGGCTTGGTGTTTCTACTGAATTAAAAGTTAAAATGGCGGATAATCCTGATAGATCATTCACTCCAACTATCTATGTTGAAATGGACATGGGAGCTGCTAGGATTGAAGATGAAAAAATCGTGGTTTTACCTTGCACAGAATAAAAATTAACTAATAAAATATAAAAAAATATGGCTATTGTAAATAAAAAAGGTTCAATAAACTTAGAAGGCTTAGATTCTAAGCCTGTAATTATGCCTGAGTCAAGAACTCAAAAAGGCATTTTATTGTCAAATAAAGAAATCGTTGAAGTAGATGCAACTGATGATAATGGTTCTACTTATAGAATGGCTAGAATTCCAACAAATGCTATTCTTAACGAACTAACAATCAAACATGATGCTATTACTGGCGGTACTGATTTTGTAGTAGGTTTTTATGAAATAAATGACGGTGCTGCAATTAATGCTAATGTATTACTTGCTTCTACTTCTTTTGCTTCTGCTGGAACTGTTGACGGATTAAGTAATATTGATATTGCTGACTCTACAAAGCAAGTTTGGGAACTAATCGGCCTTGCTAAAGACAGTAATTCTTTAGTAGATGTTGTAATTACAGGTAATGTAGTCGGTACTGCTTCTGGTACTATTGCTACTAACCTAATATATAGTGTGTAATTAATTTATAGGAGGGGGATTTATTCCCTCTCCTTATGTAATTGTTTAAAAAATGGGAAAAATAGTAGCTGACAACATAACTTCTGATAATTCTGGTACTGATTGGATTTCTACTGGAAAAAGAAATTTTAATATTTCGATCTCTGGCACTTTTGCGGCAACTGTAACTTTGCAAAGGAGATTCGGCCAATCTGATACTGCAAAAGATGTAAATGATTTTACTTCTCCAATAGAAAAAATAGCAGAAAATGTTGAATCAAATGTTCAATATAGATTATTTGTAAAATCAGGAAATTACACTAGCGGAGCAATTACCGCACGATTGAGTTTCTAATTTATGACTACTGTAACTTCAATTTGTAATAAAGCTTTAATAAAGCTAGGAATTACAAAAAAAATATTAAATGTTGAGACTGACGACTCGCCAGAAGCTAACGCTTGCAGTATGGTTTATGATGATATTTTAAAAGAAGTTTTACGAGTCCACAACTGGAATTTTGCAATTTTTAGACAATCATTAAATAAAGATAATACAACGCCAGTATTTGGTTTTA